CAGTCTTAACATCACTACTATGGACTATAGCCTTAGGGCCTTGGAAAAGCTCGGTCAGGCGTTTGATCAATTTTACTTTTTCCCTGGTAATCACGATCTATATTACAAAGACAAGCGGGATATCCATTCAGTCGAGTTCGGTAAGTACATACCTGGTGTTACTGTGGTACATGAACCTACTACCATTGGCAATGTTACTCTATGCCCGTGGCTTGTTGGCGATGAGTGGCGATCGATTAGTAAAAAAGGCGGCAAATACATTTTCGGACACTTCGAGCTCCCCAGCTTCTTCATGAACGCAATGGTTCAAATGCCAGACCACGGAGAGATACAGTTAGATGCATTTCAAAATTATGAATTAGGTTTTAGCGGGCATTTTCATAAACGCCAGCAACAAAAGAACATGATTTATATTGGCAATGCTTTTCCACACAACTATGCAGATGCATGGGATGATGAGCGTGGTATGATGATTTTAGAATGGGGTGGACAACCTGAATATCACAGTTGGCCTGGTCAACCTACATTTAGAACTGTCAAATTAAGCCAATTGATCGACGAAGCGGACACATTGATATTGCCCAAGCAACATTTACGTGTTACACTAGATATAGACATTAGCTATGAAGAAGCTAGTTTTATTAAAGAGAAATTCATTGCAGATTACGACATTCGAGAGCTTACTTTAATCACCGAACGTAAAGATGTTGAGATTAATACCAACATTGATATCCAGGCATTTGAAAGTGTGGATCAAATTGTAAGCAATCAGATTGTCAGCATCGATAGCGACACGTATGACAAAAATACCTTGCTGGAAATTTATAACAGTCTATGATTAAACTTAAAGATTTAACAGTAAAAAACTTTATGAGTGTGGGTAATCAAACCCAGGCTGTAAATTTTGCACAGGAAAACTTAACGCTTGTATTGGGTGAAAACTTAGATCAAGGCGGAGATGATAACGGTAGCCGTAATGGTACAGGTAAAACAACTATTGTTAATGCCCTGAGCTTTGCACTGTTCGGCAATGCCCTTACTAACATTAAAAAGGACAATTTAATCAACAAAATTAATAACAAAAATATGTTGGTTACATTGAGCTTTGAAAAGAACGGCATTAACTATCGTGTTGAACGAGGGCGTAAACCTACTCTTATGAGATTCTTTGTCGATGACATAGAACAAGAAGGCGAAGAGACAGATGACGCACAAGGCGACATGCGTGAAACCCAGAAAGACTTAGATGAATTGCTAGGTATGAGCCACGATATGTTCAAACATATTGTAGCACTTAACACCTATACAGAACCGTTCCTAAGTATGCGGGCTAACGACCAGCGGGTAATTATTGAACAGTTATTAGGTATAACTATCTTAAGTGAAAAAGCAGAAAGTTTAAAAGAATTAATCAAGCAAACTAAAGATGCTATCACCCAAGAGTCTGCTGACATCGAAGCTACTAAAAAGGCTAACGAAGGAATACAAAAAAGTATTGACAGTTTGCTAACAAGACAAACAGCTTGGAACAGTCAGCATGATAACGAGATAGAAAAAATCGGCCGTGCTATCATAGAACTGGAGAGCGTAGATATAGAAGCTGAGCTTGCGAAGCACAGCGACCTAAAACTTTTCGAAGAAAAGACAGCAAAGCTGAAAAGCCTGAATAAGGAACGGGCTACGTTAGACAGCGCGATAGCGCAAGCGGAGCGAAGCGTCACGAAGTATGACGGCGAGCTCGCCAAACTGGCAAACAAGACCTGTCACGCTTGTGAACAAGAGCTTCATGACCACAAACATGAAAGCATGACTGCTGACGCTACTAGCCATCTGGCTGAGGCCCAAAAATACTTTGATAAGGTCACTAAAGACCGTTCAAAAATTCAAGTGGAAATTGATGCCATCGGTGAAGTGGCCGCTAGACCTAACACTTACTATGAAACAGTAGAACAAGCACTTAAACATCAGAACAATCTTAAAAGTCTTGAAACACAGTTGGAAATCAAAGTAGGCGAGCACGACCCGTACCAAGAGCAAATCGATGAATTGCGACATACAGCCATGCAGGAAATCAACTGGGAAGGTGTTAACAATCTAACCCGTGTTAAGGAACATCAGGAATTCTTGCTTAAACTGTTGACTAGCAAAGATTCATTTATCCGTAAAAAGATTATTGACCAGAACTTGGCCTACTTAAACAATCGTTTAACTTATTATCTTGACAAAATGGGCTTGCCGCATCAGGTAATGTTTCAAAACGATTTAACTGTGCTAATCACACAGCTAGGTCAGGACTTGGACTTTGACAACTTGTCGCGTGGTGAACGTAACAGGCTAATATTAGGCTTGTCATTTGCTTTCCGTGACGTGTGGGAGTCACTGTATCAGCAGATTAATCTGTTGTTTGTTGACGAGCTTATCGACAACGGCTTAGATGCCGCTGGTGTCGAAGGCGCATTGGCTGTGCTTAAGAAAATGGCTAGAGAACGTAAGAAAAACATCTTCTTGATATCGCACAAGGACGAGCTAATCGGCCGTGTAAACAATGTGTTGAAGGTTATTAAAGAAAATGGCTACACCAGTTACGCTAACGATTTAGAAGTTACAGAATGAGCAAGCATGTAGAGCCGACTCCCTATCAAGATGAGGAAACTCATGATCAACTCATGGCGGCTTTTCAGGCATATTTCAAGGCAAATCAAAAATGGATTAACAAAGGCACACGGCGAGCGGGTGAAGAAATGCGCTACTGGCTAGCGCAGATTCGTATTATTGCTCGCGAACGCAGAGCAAGAGTACAACAGTATCGCACACACTTAGATCAAACCAAGGCACAACGTAAGGCAAACCAAAAAGGCGGGGAGGGTGAGTCCGAATAAACTACATAGTTAATGTCTTGGACTTATCAATCACAAATCATAGAAACATTACCAGAAGACTGTATTGGCTTTGTTTATCTCATAACAAATATCGCTACTGGACGCATGTACATAGGCAAAAAACTAGCTAAATTCTCTAAAACCACATACAAGACAGTAAAATTAAAAAACGGCACAAAGAAAAAGAAACGAATCCGTAGCAAAATTGACAGCGATTGGCAGACCTATTATGGTTCTAGCCCGGAATTGACCAAGGATGTTACGCAGTTAGGTACAGAAAATTTTACAAGAGAGATACTCTACTACTGTAAATCCAAAGCAGAATGTAGTTATATAGAGGCTAGAGAACAGTTTTCACGCAGAGTTTTAGAATCAAATGACTATTATAACGGTCATATTCAAGTGCGTGTACACGGTTCGCATATTCGCAAACTTCAAGAAAACCAGGCAAAATAAAGCCAAATAAGCCCGCACAGGCGATAGTATTGTGCCCTGAATCCGCTCTGATGTGTGGCGGCAAGGAACTCTAATTGGCGTAGAGTAGCTAGATCACTATCCTTTACAGGACGATGATGGGATATGCCTTACATTAATGTAAACCTGTTTGACTAGTAAAAGACAATTTTTAAAGGCTAAAAGAGGGAGAAATACCCACGGCTTTGTGTATGTTAACGTATGCACTAAGACCCGCCGTTGTATAAGACTCAGCTCGTGGTACCGGACAACCGCCACTGTAATGCTGTAACGTTAAGTGAACTGTTAAACTCAGATAATGTTCATTTTTAGCCCGCCAGGGCTAAGTGTGACTGAACAATCTAGATAATATTTAAAGTGCTTCGCACTTGACTATAGTTTATCTTAGATAAAAGTTCGAGCGAAAGCGAAGAACAGATGAACGTGAGTTCATCTTAACACAGGTAAATATAACATATGAAAGTTCTAGATATTCTCACTGAAACACAATTTGATCCTCGCAATTTAAGCCATGATCAGATTATGGCAACACTACAGGAAGCATTTCGCCGGGACCCTAATGCATTACGTGGTACATTTACAGCTGAGGAAGATGCCCGTATAGGTTTCTTTGCACAACGTAGAATAAATGCCCGAGCAGTAGAAGCTGCCTTTGCTGACAAATGGGGTGGGCCACTTACTAACTTTTTTAGAATTGCAGGCATAGCTGTACCTATCTATCAGTGGTATACTAAAATGCAAGCTCTCAATGAGCTGGCCAAAGAAAAAGACGAAAACGGTCAGTACAAAATGTCTGACGCGGATTTAGTTCGCCAGAGAAACGGCATCACTGGCATTGCTGTTATTGCCATGATAGCATTGCCTATCATGAAAGGTGCAATTGATGGTGCGCTTGGTATTGCGCTAAAGGGAATTTTACAATACTGTGCCAGAGCCGGTGGTAGAGCAGGCGGTGCTCTTATAATAATCAGTACCATTGCTACTGCCGCAGGTTGGCTTGCTCTTAAAGTTTGGTTACAAACACCCGGTGGTGAAGCATGGTTAAGAAGTTTTATTCCAGAATTGATTATAAACGGTATTGGCTGGGCCGCCAATTGGGGCATTGATAAATTTACAGGACTAGTCAAGGATACAACTGGCGTTGATATTTCACCGGATCCTGATACCAAGCAACGTATAGACGATATTCCTGATTTATCTGTTCCGTTTGATGCCGACAAGGAACGTGCTAAGATGCGAGCCGGTGCTAAAGTCAAAGGCCCGGAAGTACGTACAGACATTGACTACAATCATACCGGCAGAAACTATTAAATCAGGGGCATTCCTGATTTCTTAGTAGCTTCAATGTTTTCGTTAATTATATTAGACATGATTTCTATATCTTCTGTGCTGTAGCGATCAAACAAATCATTAATGTTAACACCACCGCGCATGTACCATGAGATTTTATATAATTCTGTTTTAAATCTTTTTACGTGTTGATCTAGCCTAACTAGGTACTGCTCAATTTCTTCATTAGATAATCTAGTTAGGCTTTCCCGAAAAAACTTGCTTGATCCAAACTGATAGTTACTGTAGATTCTGCATTGCAATCGGCACAAATAACTTTTGTAGCAGGCAATTCCCAGGCTTTTCTATTTTTGTCAATTTGTTCTTTAATTTTCTCGTAGACTAACTGTTCGCTGTTGGTGATCCATTCGTTGATAAATGTACGTTGATCCACTACACCTTCAGCTACTTCAACCCTGTCGATCTGTTCGGACAGCATTTCTTTTTGCAAATTGTTTACCTGCATTAGAAGCTCGCTGATTACTTTATTTTTTTCAGCTTCGTCTTCGATTTTAGTAGCTTGATTCAGTTGACGCTGGATGCCAAATGTTGTTATTTGAAAATCAGTCCAGTCTTTATAAGTTAATGGACGTAGTTTAATAGTAACTTCTTTCAAAGCTATAGTTCCGTCATACTGGCAACTTCTAAAATGTGTTATAACATCTCCTAGGTCGATATCATAATCATTTTCAGCACTGCATTGTGGACATGTATGTCGAACATTCATAGTATTGCCGTAGGTAGCGATCCTGATGGCACATAAAATAGGATCTAGATCTAACACACTAATACCCCATGCGTTCTTGATCACAGGGCAACAGCTTTCAATAACCCTAGCTGTGCTTTCTCCGGTTAATAATGCATCCGGAGTTTTCATTAGAATCTCGTCCATACCAGTCATTCCATATACTGGCATATTTTCTAAATCTCCCATATAGGTGCCGGGATCCGAATAGATGCCTTTAGTAGGTAGTGCAGTAAAGATCTTAGGTTGTCTAAAATACTTTTTTAATGGATTATCCATTGTTTTCCTCCAGATAAATATATTATACGTGTATTTATATACGCATATTTCCAGGGAAATTTAAATGTCATTAGAATCCGAAGTCCAAGAAAATACGCGAACGATGAAAGATATGCTGTCGCAAATGCGCGGTGGCACGAGGTACAATCCACCAGGTTCTAATACCAGTGGCGGATCTGATGTCGACATTACCGGTCTTAAAACCAGTTTCTGGTCAGCTGAAGGTGCGATTGAAAACTTTGTAAGCAAGTTAGTACGACAGCAAGCGGGTATTCCTGATGCTAGCGATATAGTCATAAAAGGTATCAGTCCGCTATTTGGCAAATTAAGCGACGTATTAGGCAACGCCTTTGGCGGTGTAATTAGATACATG